GAGTAACGATAGGTTGTACCGTCATAGGTGCTTACTACATCATCAAGCAGCTTGCCAGCCTTTCTTTCAAGTTCATTCAAACGGATAGTATTCGCTTCATTCTCGCTTAAATCAGGTACACAAAGATTCACTTCTGCGAAAGACTTCTTCCAATAAGTCCCCGGCTGTTGCTTCTTCGTGTGAATGACAATCCTTTCGGACTTCAATTCACCCGTCAGCGTTTCCCCTGCTGGTGCTATACCTATCCCGAAAGCCTTGCAATCCCGATAGAGAATGTTTCCTATGTCAGTAGTTACTATCATTTCACAATCTCCCAATCTTCTGCAAACACATCACTGATGGATGGAACCCACGAATCTGCACGTCCGGTATTCTCGTTGTAGATAAGGCATTGGCTTGTATAGTCAATAAAACCCTTGCCTTTCAGAATAAGGTCTTTTGCTGATTGCGGAAGAGATTGCATCTTGGGGATAATGTCGCTTTCTATATGAGCCGGAATTTGCTTGATAACAAATAACCCTTTGCCGTTCCAGCCCTTTCTACGGATAGCGCCACCTTGTTTCAAAACTTCTATAGCATCACCGAAACAGATAGGGGTTTCTTCCTTGACTTCTCGATATGATTCTTCAAACAGTTCTTTGGGTGACCAACTTTCATAGCCATATTCAGTACGAGTGTGATATCCTAGTTTATAAGACTCATTCTCTTCTATTTCACTTTTTACCAAGCCTTTACTGTAAGCTTCACCCAATGTCATAGGTTCGGCTTCAATCTGTTTTGTTCCTATATACTTTTTCATTTTTCAAATTCTTCTTTTAATCGTTTCTCCGCATATAGAGCGGCACCACTTAAAACATCATACCCTTTAGATTCCACGAATGAGGCGTATTCCGCTTCATTTTTCAGAGTTAAACCGTCTTTATCGACATCGTAATCATTGGACGTTCTCAAAGTCAATGTATGGTCTTTATAATTGCCGTGTTCCTCTGCATGTTTCACAGCTTCATCACCTACATCAATCATCTTCTTTTCAACTTCCCATTCTCCTTCATTGAAAAAAGAATCGACATCGGAAAAATCGAAATCTACATCCATAGTTCCGAATAATTAAAGTGGTTTGTACTCTTAACCGTGTAAACCTCACCTTGACCTCTCACATCAATATCTTTGGTAATCGAAGTTATAACAAGAGTTCCTTCACCCATATCCGTTGTAGTGGCTTTCAACCCTCTATCCCATATAGCTCTAACTTCATCCCCTGCCTTGACAGTGATTCTCTTCTCACACACTACATGGTAGTTTGGACGATACACAGAGCCGTTTTCTGACCTAAACTCTTTGGTAGTGTTATCGTCACAACGGCACTTGCATATCTCCTGCCAGTATTCACCGCCTGTTCCGGGAATGGGTCTGCCGAACTCATCCTTATCCATTGGGGTGATAACCTTTATCTGCAATATGTGTGGAGCAAATATCATAAGAAAGTACATTTAGGCTTGTTACTTAATTCGTCTTTCAATCCGTACTGTTTACACAGAAATGAATAGTAGTCCTTAATACCCTGAATGTTCCAAGACATAGAGAAGCCGTTTTCGCTGATTGAAGTGGCACGGAGTAGGAGAGAGGGGATGAACTTCGCAATTGCCACAGAAACGATATTGTAGGATTCCTTATTCATTTCATCCTCTCCGCTAATCTTCGCGTTCAGACACATATCCAAAAGATCAGTTTCTGATAAGTGAATACTGAAAGACTGAAATCTTTGCTGTATGTAGTCATTCACTGTCATTTTAATTATGGTATAATCAGTCTGCTGTATGCAGTGTAGCTATAATGCGTACAATACTTCGATTTGTAGATATATCGGAACGGACACTTAGGAACTGAAATTTGTTTTCCTTGCATTGCCGTAATAGTCGCTGGTTGCATCGCCGGACTATCTGTAATCATAAAGATTGGTTGTGGAACTGACAATACAACGCAATCAGTCGGAGCAGCTTCTAAGGTGAAAAACTGAATAGGTGACAAACCAACATCAACCGATGGGGCTACGTATTCACACTCGAAAGATTCGACGCTTGATGCCTGTACGCTCAAGGAGACCAAAGACATCATTAAAAAGCCACATATGGCAAAAATAAAATTCTTCATTTCTTTATTGAATTATAAGTTACATAATGGAAGGGTAGGAGTACTACCCTTTTTATTTAATATCTAACACTTCTTTCAGTTTGGAAGTCGTTTCTTCATCCAACTCTGCAACCTTACCCAAAAGAGTCTCTTCTTTCATGTTCCCGGCTGCTTGAACACCGATAGATTTCAGAGCATCAACCAAAATCTTTTTCTCAAATTCCTTTTCAAAGAGGGATATTTTGATCTCCTTCTTTTCTTCAGAAACTTTCACTTCAACCCGTTCGCCAAGTTTGCGGTTTTCTATATCCAATACACGGGATTCTTCGGAAATTTCAATCACCTCTTCGGGATTGTAATACTTACCAGTAAACTTATCACGGAAAACAGATATAACCCTTACTTTCATATCCTCCTCCTTATACTGATTGGATTGATGCAATTTCGCTCAAATCGAAATTGGTGATCAAATCCGGATTAGTAATTTGTGGAATCCATTCTGCCGTATATTCCATATAACGACCGTTTTTGTCACGGTAGTTGGATATAAGCATCTGCCCCTCTGATGGAACATAAGTACGCCCTGATACTGGATCTGTCGCTTCATACGGGGTATGATGGCGCATATAACCTACTTCATCACCGTTTAGCAAGGTGATACGGTTGTCTGCATAAATCTGCACATTTTTTCCTGTCTGATCTTTCACGTAATCCTCTTTGATTTCGATACGTGGCAGACCGATACCAGTAAAAACTTCAGAAGCCAACGAAGAAGAAATCAAACCGGTACTTAATTTCATTTCGTTAGTGCCGAGAATCATCTTGTACTGTTCGCCAAATTCAGAAGAGCCAAGTACATTCTTGTTGAAGGTTGTACGTGTCATAATCATCTTGGCATAAGCGCCAAAGTCTGGAGCTAGGGAATGTAGTTTCTCTCTTAAATAAGAGATAAACATATTCTTGCCATCAACAATTATATCTCCAGCTGTAGGCTTAACAAAATTGAACGGAAGGGTAATTTCCAGCAGCTTATTGTTGGTCTGACCGGAAGTTATTGCAGCATCCTTATTGTAAACGGTGGCTTCACCAGTCATCAACAATGCACCGACAATAATATCCATACGCTTGTGAGCTGCAAGAGTAATCTGACGGTAGTCATCTGCCAGGAAGTTTACGATTTCTTCCAATGCAGTATTTTGGTCTGCCGTTTTAGCTTGATTGAATTTGTCAATCAAATCCTGCAATTCAGATAGACGGTCAATAGACATTTGGTACGCATCGCCCAGATAGGCTATTTCACCATATCCAGAACCGATATTTTTACGTTCACGGATGGGCTTTTCACCGAAACGTGAGTTGATAGAACCGGCCATCACTCCAGTTACAGAGCCGATGTAGTCTTTGAATAGACGGGTAGTTACTCTGCGGAAAGTAAGATACTGCTGCCAATAGATTGTATCTTTACGCGTTTGGTTCACACGTCTGATGATAGCGGACACAATGTTCGCATCATCGAATAATGTTTGAATCGTTAAAAACATATCCTACCTCCTTACTCGTTAAATTCAAACCATCCCTTCATATTGGCTTTATCGTTCTCGGAGAACGGCATAACCAATTTTGAAGGCTCAATCTCTGCGGCTGTACGGAGCAGCGCAACTAACACGATACCATCTTCCACCTTTGTTCTTTCATACAAAGCGGAGTTTGAAACATACTTTTGTTTCAGCCCGTCGACTGCGGTTGCTTGGAAGAGAACCGCATCTTTGGCGATATTTTCACCGAAAGCATCCTTGATAGTCAATACGTCGTAATTGGCGTTAGACTTGTCAATAGCCGTCACTTCTGCGCCTTTTTTACCACTTCCGACAAACATGCCTACATAGGCCAAAGAGTTCTTGGCTACTTTGATAGACAAAGCCTCTCCACCAGTGGTATAGGCTTCCACAACTCTCACATTGATTACCGCATAAGCGAACTTGTTTTTCAAGTCCGCACAAATCGGTGTAAATCCGGGAAGAAAACTTCCCACTACCAGGTTCTGCGTATCAAGTTTGAACGGACCACGTCTACGAATGCCGGTCTGGACATCGTAGCGTTCCTCTTGCTCAACGGGCGGAACCAAGTCATACTTAAATCCTGCTGACATAATTAATTCTTGTTTTGTTCAACAATAGTTTTCGTTCCCTCATCAATCATCTTAGCGATAGATTCAGATTCTTTCTCAATCTTCTCTTCCGCTGATTCGGGAGGGGTTACGCCTTTGAAGCCGTCATTAGCGAACTCCTGTTTCAAGTCCTTGAAATAAGTATCCAAGTCCTCATCGTCTTTGATGGCGCATCGCTTGGCGTAGTTTTCGGGAATACCATACTCCTTTGCCTTTGCCATAATCTGCTCCTGCCGGGTTGCTTGCGACTTTTCCGTTTCAAACTGAGCGAGCTTGTCAGAAAGCGGTTTAACGGCTGCACTCACTGCATTGGCAATGATGGTAGCCATATCATCCGGCTTATCTTCCGCTTTGGTGGTTGTGGTAGTAGTGGTAGTCTCGACTGGCTTACCGTCTTTAAGGTTATGCCTTTTCTCGTAGTTCAATACAGAAGTACGGGAAGCATCCCCAGCACGGAAATCACCATAGGAATTTAACACGTCCGAAAAACTGATACCCTCAATAATGGAGTTTACCTTTGTCTCGTCCGTTACACCCTCTGCCTTCTTAGTGGCAATGCGGGTAAGAATAGCAGTGTCCACCCCAGCGAATTTCTGTTGTAGCCCTGCTAAGATTTGTTCTAAGATTGTCATACCGTATGAATTTGATTTATAAATTTCTACGGTAAATTTCGCTATTTATAAAGAGGGTGAGAAATAATCAGATAGGTGATACACGACAATAAAACGATTGTCGTAAAATGGTATAAAAAAAGGCGTGAAACCGAATGAATCACGCCTAAAATATATCACGACAAAAACTTATACTTATACTCCCAACACTATATTTGCATCAATATTTAGCTTCCGGCTTATCTCACGAGCAACTTTCAAGGTTGGTTCACATTTACCAGATATATAATCACTTAATCGTGATGGGCTGACACCAACTAACTTTGCAAGTGATTTTTGATTAAGCCCCATTTCGTACATACGAAGTTTAAGAACATCCACAAGTGTTGGTTCTCCCAATGCAAAATGTTCTTCGGAATAATCAGCAACCAAATTAGAAAGAAGCTCCAATTCTATGCTATTTGGGTCATTCAAAGGAGTATCATCTTTCACTAATGGAAGAAGTTCCTCTACTCTTTTCACCGCCCATTCATATTGGGCTTGATTTTCTATCTTTGTCATAATCCTAAATATTAGCGCAATCTATTTTATCATATTCTTTATGAGTACCAATAAAGCGAATATACACAAACTGAATAGTGAATTTAATCACTACTACCAAACGATAGTTATTGCCTTTGATATTGAAAACATAGTGTTGATTACCTACATTATCAACGCTATTAAACGTTTTCTTAATATCGGCAAAACAGGTCCACTTGCTTCTTTTCACAATGGTAGTCCATTCTTGCAAAGCGACCTTTGAATCGGGATGGTTCTCTGCATATTCTTTTAATGCTTGTTCGGTAAATATTCTCATTGGTTACTCAATTATCGTGTGACAAAAATACATATATAATTCTATAATTCAAAATTATATTCTAATATTTACAATTTAAAGAGCAAAAAAATAGCGGCAACTCCAAAGAGTCACCACTAACTATCCTATTTTCCCTATCAAAAAATTATAAATCCCGTAATTTTTCTGACTAAGAGGCGTTTTTCTGTCCCTTATTTCCGATTTGCTCATTCTTTGCCACCTGTTCCTCTTTGATTTCCTTCAGCTCTTCATCAATGCGATCCGCGTTCCCAGCAAACATAATGCCCTCACGTCTTGACCATACACCACCACTAACAGCGGAGACAGCCGTAGTAACCTTATCATTCAAATCATCAATCATATATGGAACCAGTTCTGTTTCTATGTCAATGGTCTGCGATGCCTTGCTAAACTCGGTTGGATTGATAGAGCCTAAAGCGGAAACAATGAAATTTACTCTCCGCTGCAAGAACTCACCGATAACCTCACCGTGATTTTCTACCGCCATATGTGCACCCATAAACATGAAGCGGAAAGCAGTGCCGGAAGCCTTGCCTATGCCTTTCAATGTCTCAAACGATATTCTTGGAGTGTTTGACATATCATAAGCCATATTAGTGAGTGTTTCTGCTTCAAAACGTACCGTATCCGGAACTTGGTTCCACGTCAGATACTGGGCATCCGCACCTTCACCTGTAAGTTTGACCATTCTATCCTTAACCTTACCCATGAAACCCTCTACATCTCCAATTAGCTTCAGCAGTGGGAAGAAATGGTAGTCTATACAATCAGCATAATTAGATAACAGTTTTTCCAGCCGGACACGGAATGTCTTTATCTTCTTGCAATAAGGTTCAGGACGATAAGCATAAAGAACCGGTAGTTTTGGGAATCCATGAGCAAAAGGCGTTCTTTCTTCATACCCTTTAGACAAATCCCATTGATAAACCATTTTGTCCGTGATAGTCATAAAGCAGGTGACCTCCGAATCATCCATGAGCTTCTTTTTATACTCACGTGAGAAAGCAATCATTTTACCTTCGTCGTTAAAGAACGGGTATAGTTTATCACCTCTGAATGGAGACCATAACACGCTTTTCAGTTTCTTGGTGGGCTTGACCTTGCCACCGAACGTAGTCTTAACTTTCTTCCAAAACTTTGCCCAAAACGAATCATCATCGGTAACATACCAATATTCTGCCGCTTCTTGTTCGGAGAGCCAGGCACGGACAATCTTCTTGTTTTGGTATTTGATTTTGTTGGATTTAAATACAGCCTTTACCGCATCCAGCAGCTTCTTTTCATCATCATCAGTTGGAGTGCAATCCATAGACGGTTCTGTGCCGACTGTAAAAGCAGTTTGGATGTTCACGATATCCTGTTCCAATGGAATGGAGATACGGTTCACCGGTTCAGTCTTATACTTTGCTTCGATTTCATAAGTCTTACCCGTTTTTTCATCGAAGTGCTTCTCTGCTTCTTTTTCAAGAACCTTTCTGTCCGGATATTTCTTTTTGTCAACCATGATTTCATGTCGTTCCGGATTCCAATCATCCCAAAGTTTGCAACGGTCGGGAAGTTCAGTCTTCCTACCTTTCTTCAGGTAGTTTATCTTCTGCCCGATGTCAGGCAATGCTAATATTTCTTCTAAATTCAATGGCATAGTTTATATTTTTAATGTGTGAATATTCCTGTTAAATCTTTCGGCTTCTGAATCTTACCAAGAAGCTCACCCAATACATAGTAACGTACAGCATCTATACAATTATGCACGAGAACCCCATTAGCAAAATATTCATGTTCACCTTCAATGGTCAAATCATATACCTCGCAATAGCTTTCACTTATTGTTTTTACGTCTGTTACTTGCTTGCAGTTTATGTGCGCATTCTTTTGAACAGCATTTGGGCTTAAGATACTTGTTCCCCATGAATGTGATTCCGCAGTATTGGCACACCATTTCTGTCGTACATTTAGGCGAGGTGTACTGCCATTTGTGATGGCATTTCTTTGAGCAAAATCGCTGATGAACATTTGTTGCTGTGAATCGTCCGCCACATTGCTCGCACACTCTCTCTTCGCTCTGTAATCGGGCAATTGCCTTAATTCTTCTTTGATTCCAATTTGATTTTGTATATGCGCCTTTTGTGTTAAGACCCATTCTGACAATATTGTCAATTTTCTCCGGATGTAGCCTATTATGTTCACTTCTTGAAACCGCTTCAAGGTTTTCAATCGAGTTATTGAGCGGATTGTGGTCAATGTGGTGGATAATCTTTCCATTCGGAATTTCCCCATGATAGAATTTGTAAACGGCATGATGCAGCATCTCGCTCTGTTTGTTTCCGTGTCCAAATTTCCAATAGTAATAATTGGGGTGTTTCCCATTTGGATACCGTTTGTACACTCTCCCGTTAAATTCGATAGAACAAACAACTTGTCCCCTTTTGTTAATTTTCCGTACTTCTTCCATTTTCCGTTTGCGTTAAATTTATGTTCTAAGGTAGCAAAAAATGTTCGTTTTTCAAAGCCTATAAAGACTTCTTTTTCAATTACTTTTCTTACTCCGTTATTGTGTTTCTTAAGCACTTTTTTATAACCATTTCGTGTAAGAACATAATCCCCGACCCGAATATCCTTGATAGGAATATCGCCATTTATGGTAGTAATCAGTGTGTCTCCACGAAAGCAGTGGTTGTTTGCATCCACTGGAGTGTTTATATACCTTCCGTCTTTATCTTTATCCCATACATAATTCCTCAGCTCATTTTGCAGGTTGTATGAACGCTTGGTTACGAAAATTTCAAGACTTTGCATTTTGTCAATTCCTGCATTGATTGATCCAGCACCTTTTTCGACGGCATATATCCTTATTCCCCCGTTATGGATTTCTTGTATCAATCTCGGATCTGCGCTATCGGCAATAGTTTTCATGCCCCAGGGTCTAAGCGATTTGACTATATCGGTTGAAAGCAATCCGGTTCGGTAATCTACTTCGTCAAGATATAGTCTATTATCCCATATTCCGCACCTAACTATCGCTGTGGGGTCCATGCTATACCCAAAGTCCAGCCCTATGCCAACTTTTTTGCATTCAGCCGGGAACTCGTCAACAATTCCCCACTTCTTGAACACAGCACCTTCTGCAACGTCAGCCCACCGGCCGATAACCACATGAGCATACTTTTCAGGATTACTCACCTTCATATCTTCCACCTCTTTCAGGAACTCAGGAGAAAGGTTATCCAAGTTATCAAAATACGTAGTATGGATATGGAGCACATTCGGATGAGTGGAAACCTGAACCTGCACACCGTCAATCTCTACCAGCTTGTGAGTTTTCTCAATGTATTTCTTGTAGATGAAGTGATTGGAATCGCATGGGTTCATTATAATGATAATCCGGTTCTGAATACCCTTCTTGCGAATGGAGAGCATTATCTTGTCGAACTCATCTTCGCTTGTCCACTCTTCCGCTTCATCACAGACAAAGGTTGTAATGCCTTGGATAGATTTCAGTTTGGCTGTCTGGTTCCCGGAAGAAGTCTTGATACCCCGAAACATGATACGACTGCCGGTCATGCGGTTTACTATATCTGTCTTGGTAGTCTTAAAATATTTAGTTGTTCCGTCCAAATCTATCTTTTCCATCATCTCTGGAATAATAGACATACCAGCCGACACCATTGTGTAACGGGTATAAAGAATCTGATGGACTATTTTCTCTGTAGGAGTCATTTCAAATGTCAGCCGCTCAATGAAAGTAGAAGCATTGAAAGACTTTCCTGAGCCACGACCTCCAGTGATGAGAATGATAAATTTCTCGTCATCGGTGTATAACGGATGATATATCTCTTGGGGAACAATCATTTCAACTTGTCTTTAATCCACGAATCAATATTGATTCCGTGTTCAATATCTTTAGGTATATCGGCATCTTCATCTTGTCGGCGTTCAACCTTTCTCCATTCTTCATCATGATGGTATAACCAAACGGACATTGCCTGAAGGTTTGGAGCCAGTTCACTTTCACTTACCTGAAGTTCTTCTTCACCAGTCAAGTTGCCTTCTTGGTCTTTCAGTTTTCTTACCACGGTGCTTTTGGTTTTTATGCCACCGAGAGCCATTGCAAGGAATTTAGCCCTTACAGTGGCATTGATTGTCGCGCGCCCACGCGCTAAGACTTCGGATATTTCGGTGTACTCACTTTTCTTTTCGCAGAATGTTTGAGGCAAAATCCCTATGGCATAAGCAATTTCCTTGTCAGTGAATCCCTTTTTGGCATACGATTCCACGAGAGAAAGAAATTCCTCGCTTGTATAATCAAACTTAGGCTTTCTTCCTCCTTTACCTTTTCTATTTTGAGATTCACTATTGCTCATATTACTTCTTTAATTTTCCACATTTCTCACATTGTTCATACCTGAACTCAGAGAACATCACACTACCTTTCCAAACATAATGATGAACACAAAACAGGTTTTGCTTTAGAACATTCCTTATCCAAAGTATAAAATCGCCAATCATAATTTTAACCGTTATTGTTACCCATATATACACGGCGAGAAATTGGCTTGTTTCCATAGACATCAACCCCTCTTTTTGAGAAATAGCTATCTATTTTCTCAGCATATCTTCCCATTATGGATTTCGTTCTATCCCTTATGTTTCTTTGTCTTGCAGAACCTAACCCGTATTGTCTTCCAGCGTTGTACATTATTCGTCTGGACTGCTGATATAACTGGCTATATGTTTTCTTTCTAACTCAGCTTTCCTCCCAATAATTAATCTATTCTTTCTACTTGTTCATCAAAAACTTCTCCCTTTATAAACTTCATATCTGGTTCATACCCGAACCTTTCGCAGAAAGCGGCTTTAGCTTCATAGGTATCGAAGGACAACATCACATAGGCATCCATGTTCTCAGCTTGCTTCTGTGCGTTTTCTTTCACCTGATGCTTGACCTCTTTCATGTGGGCTACCTTTTCAGCACGTTCCAACTGCTTGGTGGCTTTATCGGCTTCTTTCTGTTCTGTTACAGGCGACATCATGCTTTCCAGTTCGTCAGCAATGGAGCTTTCTTCTTCGGTCTGCAAAAGGAAATCAACCCCAATCATATTCAAGTCGGCATCCGTCAATCCTGCATCTTTCCAGTCAATATCAGGAACAATACGGGCAAGAGCGTCAAAATCCCAAGAACCTTGTGCATTAGGGTTGTTCATTAGAATATTCAACTCCTTTTCCTGCTGTTCGTCCACGTCAATGACATCGACACGAATGCGATAGTCGTTATCGGGAAACTTTTGCAATTCGTCCATGACAGACAAACGCTGGTGCCCGCTAACTACGGTAAGCCCGGTACGCTTATTCACAACTATTCCACCTACCAATCCGAATTTCTTGATACCACGCTTTAATGCTTTGCGTGATTCATCGGAAAGTTTTCTCGGATTGTAGTCTGCAAAACGAATGGCAGAACGGTTAAGTTCCACCGATTCGCTCTTTATGTATTTTGACAATTCCATATCATCCATTAGTTAAACCCATATAAATTCTTCGAGATACTTTTCTTGCGCCATCTTGTTGTTTCCCCTCGTTATACCCAAAGGTTCGTTCAATGTATCGAATATACTTTCTTGCAATAGAGTTTACTCTGTTCAGCCTATTACCCGTTAAAGTACGAGATAGTCTGTATCTTTGCTCTGCAATATCATCAATTGATTTTCTTCTGACTCGGCTTTCCTTCTATTATTTTTGTTGATTATGATACTCCCAAAGTACTCTTTCAGCCATCGGGAAAGTTTTGTAAATTCTCTGTAAGTCCTGTGGATAGTTCTTCTCCATCCAAAGCATACAATCAAGATTAAAGCCTACTCCCGAACTGGCTTTCAATGAATACCGAACTGGTTCGGGTAAATTATGCTGCCTCATATAAGCAAGAATATCCTTTTGTGTCCAATCAGCTAAAGGATAAACCATACCGTTATTCTCGTAGTCGTTTACCTCATACCCTTTCAACATAAGTCTACGATTCATACCGTCAGCTTTTTTCATACCCAAGAATGTATAATAAACTCCATGAGTAAGTTGCATAGCCTTTACCACATCTGCCAACTTCAACAGCTTTACTTTCGGGTTTGGCACACAATACATACCGCCACGGAGAATATAAGTGAGATTCCAATGTGGTACTTGAACAAACTCTATTTTCGGATATTTGGCTTTAGTCCAGTTTATCCAACGGTTAATATGTTCCAAATTCTTGACGAAATACATGAACACGCAAACAATCCGGTCAAACTTCGGATAGACTAAATCAAGCAGAACAAGCGAATCTTTACCAAGTGATAAAAACAGTAAAGCCTCATTCGATTTTACCCGAATGAGGTCTATATACCGGTTCGCTTGTTCTACCTTGTTCATGGTTAACCTCCAGACATACCCAATGACACACGTAAATCAGCATAACGTTGTCTGCGTGATCCTAACTGTGTGGCACTTGCTGTACCTCTACGATTGGCAACCAATCTACCACCTGCCCCTGCACCATTCATATTTCTGCGAGGCCCGGCTACTCTGTTAATTCTTCTTGCGACTCTGCTTTCTAATTTTAAAAGTTAAACAAATCAATCTATATATTTCTCTAATATCTTGCCCAAAGTATAATCCATTTGTGCGGCAAGATATTCTTCGCCTTGATGTTCGTAAACAATATCATTACCGTTTTCATCTGTGAGAATTACTGCTTCTGCGTTCTTTACCTCTACAATGATATAAGGACGCTTGCCCGTATATGCACCTGTCAGAAGCTTGATTGCATCGTACTTGATAGGCTTCAATTCTACCTCACCTTCTTCAGGCAGTTCTGCATCAGCCGGATATTCTTTACCGCCACATAGGTAAGTGATATACTTCTTAGCGTTAGTTGGTCTGATTTCACGGTATTCGTGGGTTTTCTTGCCTGCCAAGATTTCATCGAAATACTTCTGTTTGATGCTTAATGTAAGAATGTTCATAATCGTGTCAAATTTAAATTAATACTCAATAGTTGCGGGGGGCTGAATCGAACAACCGACCTTCACCAAGTCAAAGTGAAAAGCTACCACTGCTACACCCCGCGATAGTACCCCAAAGGTACTACCACAACCAAAGATAACGAAATATCTTCAATCGTTATACACGACAATTGGCTTATTGTCGTGAACTAAGCCATTTATCCCGTCTTTCTCTACACGCCTCTAAGGTAGGCGCACAACAAGCAAAGAGTTCACCACTTTCAGTACGGTAATCGTACTGGTACATTCTCACTCTTTTACCTCTCAACCTGGTGTTGTAGGTAGTGTAATTCTCTTTGCCGGGCTGGCATACGCTGCAACCGTTTACATTTATTGAGTTCATAATTCAAGTAATTGTTTCGTTTTATCCACGTCTACAAAACTCGTCCACCCTGCTTTATGCAGCTTTATAGCTGCCTCTCTGATTGTGATTTTGCCACTCTTGACACTTTCTTTCAAAGATTCTAATACATTCTTCATTCTTAATTCATTTTTACGTTCAATCTTTCTTCACTCGTATAAGCCACTACAAGCCCTGTTTCATCATGCTGTATGGTGATGTACTTTTCACCCCTCTCTATAGTAGAGAAGTCATAAGGGGTTACCATCTTACCCAATACCTTGCCCAGTTGCTTCATCAGTGGGGCTTCAGGGCTGATAACTAAAACTAAATCTGCTTTCATAATCGTGTATATTGTGGTAGCCATAAGGCTACCGGATTAGAACTCAACCAATATCAATCTTTCTAAAGAACCTGATGCTTGCACCCACATATGATTATGTCCGAAACCATAATCGAAAAACAGTTTAAAATAAGGGTGTCTTACTATTAAAGAGCTCATACAGCCTCTTAACTCGTCTTCTGACATACAAGAAGTTATTTCATTGATAATTTGAACGAAAAGGTGTAAAACTTCTGGTTCATTATTCAATAACGGTTTTTCTATAACTGCTTTTAAAAATATATTTTCTTTCATATTCTTCTATATTGCGCAGGGCTTTCGCCCTGCCGATTTATGTTAATGCGTTTTATCCTCATGTAATAACTCGCAGTAAACTGGTGTTGTGGCATCTGTGTGCTTATTGGCTATAAGAACCTCATTACTATCCCAGTTAATATATACCTGTGTAGCAAATGCACCGAAAAACTGAATTTCTTTCGTGCCAAACAATACCACCGCGTCATCATTTACATTTGCAAGTGCTGCAATTAATTCTTTCTTGGTCATATTCTTTTTTGTTGCGCAGGGCTTTCGCCCTGCTGGTTATTATGCTATCTTTAGCTCTTTAAGTCTCATATCTACCAATGATTTCAGCTTGCGAGTATCAAATAGTGGACTTCTATACCCATCTTTGATAAGCTGTATCATTTCTTTATAACCAACCTTACATACAACCTCTGTCTTCATGCTGTTATCATAAATAGCAGAATTGCAAGCGGTTATTGTGAATGCCATTGTTTTGTAACCTTTATCCTTCTTCATGATAGATGCAAACAAATACATATATACAGCATTTTTCATGCTATTCAAGGCATCTTCTTGACTGGCATTTACCTTTCTACCACCTAAAAAGTCACCACATTCAATTTCTTGACCTTTTTTGATAATAGACAATGTACTGATGTACATTTTAATATCTGTTGCTTTCATAATCTTCTATGTTATGCAGGGCTTACGCCCTGCTGGTTAAACTTATAATATTTGAATCTCTTTGTTACCTATCTCTGTATCTACATTCAGAACCTCGTACTTTTGAGCCTTGTAATTATAAACGACTTCACAGGTATTGAAACCTCTACCATCTTCTCTTTGGTCATAAACAGTATTTATATGCTGATACATTTTATTGCCTAACATGAAGTTTATCTTACCTGATGTACAGAAGTAGAATGCTACTGCATACTTCAATGTTTTCTTTTCATCAATCTTCTTTGTTGCCATGATCGTATATCTTTTAATTGTTATTACTTCGTTTCTGATGATGCAAATGTAATGATTAAAATCATACATACAATAAATAAATATACTATTTGTATGATTATTATCACATATTAACAAAACAGCATAAGTATGATTATAATCTAAATATATTTTAATACAAATGACTATATTCAATCAAAACAAGCTGATTTAATTTGTTTATTCGATTTTTACCCCTATATTTGCATCTGATTAAAATCATACACACATGGAAGTAAAGACAATAATCAAGCAGAAAGGCTTCACAATGGAATCCGTTGCAAAAAAAATGGGTATAACAAGGGTTACACTTGCCCAAAACCTTAGTAGAAATCCAACAGTAGGAACATTACAGAAGATAGCAGATGTTATTGGATGCAAGGTTGGTGACTTCTTTGTTGATGATATGGATATAAAAGATGATGCCAACACCATCACCTGCCCCCACTGTGGAGGTAAAATACATTTTGACGGAGAACCACATATGCCGGAACACAAGAATATACGAGGGAAAGAATACTATAAATAAAAAAATATGGAACTAAAAGACTTTATAAAAGAAACACTTAGTCAAATAATAGATGCTGTTTCAGAAACACAAGAAAAATACAAAGATAAACATGTCCTAATTTGTCCCGATGATATTCAATCTGAAAAAGGAGAATATTATATTGACAATGAATCTCATTATGAATATTATAACCGAAAGACCAAAGTACAAAATATAGAGATGGACATAGCTATTTCCGTTACCGAAAAAGAAGGTAATAAATCAGGAATAGGAATCGCCAAAATTATAAATGTTGGTACTTCGTCAGAAAATGCAATACAAAATGAAAGTGTTAGTAAAATAAAGTTTTCCATTCCACTTGTTTTACCAACAAGTAATACAAGAGAGTATTACCAAAAATATGTGAAAGATTAAAAGTAAAGCCAGAGCATTAAACTCCGGCTTACTCATTGATAACCTCATTAAAAGCAATAAAAGCGCACCAAAATGATGCGCCTTCTGTTGTCAATTAGTTCTTGATTTTATATCAGAGCCTCACGGCTAGAATATCAGAATCTGACAGCTTCCATTCTTCTGAGAAGATTATTATATCTCTCTTGTATAAGAGCTCTTTGTTTATCGGAAGCTGTTACAATCTTTCCCTTATATTTCCGCATGACAGATTCATTCATGCCAATTTCCTTTGCAAACTTACTGGCATTTATGAAAGGAAATGCCTCGAAGAATCCGCTTAAATCATATATGTAATCAACAGAATACCCAGACTTATACCACACAGGAAAGTCTCCATGTTTTTCTTTATAATATTCGGCCTGCTCCTCAAGTACGGACATAAAATCATCTTTCGCTTCCTGCTCTGTAAGCCCAAAACCGTACGCTCCGTTCACATCCTCCGAATATACGGAAATACCCCCATCATTCGCCTTTTCAATAATTGCCTTAATCTTCTTCATAATCGTGTATTTTAAATTCGTCAATTAAAGCACCCACCGAAGTGGGTGCAGTCCTTTCACTTCTTTAACCCTGCCTTTTTCAACATACTGTCAAGAGTACCATTGGGTATCTCTTGAGACTGATGTCTGCCAACAGGAATAAAGTAGTCAAAGTCGGGATGAACATATTTATAATGTTTCTTTCCCTTTTTGATTGTCCAGCCAGCTGATTCAATCAATTTGTAAAACTCTGAATACTTCATAAAATCAAAGAACATTTTTAATTGACACTACAAAAGTAACATATTTGTTACAATAAAACAAACAAAGATGAAGAAAGAAATAACATATTTGTTACTTTTAACACCGTGTACACATAACAAAAGCCGGAGCACTAAACTCCGGCTCATTAATTGATTAGCCCTTTGATTCTTAACCGATTTACGATTTCGGTATAAAGATACTCTATATCCCCGCTGAAATCCCCATAATTCTGATAGAGAAACACGACATCAGCGCAGTTGTCGGAAATTGTACTCTTGGACTGAACCCCAAGTACCCTTGACATCTCTTCGCGTAACCCAGCTGTCATTTTCCCACCGGCAAGCGAACTTGGAGAAAACAGGTACAGGATAATGAAAATGAACTTCTTCCGCTGGGTAACACTGTCAATATTCGGTGGACATCCTCTCTCATTCAGTAACTTAACAAATATTTTATAGATTTCATGGATAAGGCTTTTGTCTTTCAGAACCGGGGCAGTCAAGGCATTCTCTTCTTCTGAAAGTTCTGATTTCTCAATTCTAATCTTTTTAAGGCGAATTATTTTGTTAAAATCCAGTTCCATAACACGATTATTTTAAAAGTAAATAGTATATTTGCATCATAATCGTGTAAGGAAGAGCTGATTCATGGTCGTGCGTGGGTTGGCTCTTTTTCATTCTTCCCCATTCGTGCTGACGAATGGTTTCTTTTCCAAATCATAGCAGGTGATATATACCCGTTTCCCATTAACATCACATAGAGCAAGGGCATATCCTTTCTCCAGTATTTTAACCGGCTGATTGTCGCAATAGACAGTACTTCCAACCGGAACTCTTATAAAATGACGTACTATCATTTGATTATCTTTAGCTTGTTATACCAGCGTGAAGAAAAAGGGAACCACCCGATTAGGAATGATTCCCCGAAAATGGTTACTTTGTATAGTTTGCTCATGGATTTTTCTTTTTAAGTATTTCAACACATTCCTTTATCCCATCATCGAAACCATGCTTATAGCCTTTAGTATATTCCCCTATAGTATATACCGCCATTGACAACACAAACAGGATGATACCTACAGGCTTATACCAACCGGGAAGTGATATAGAAAACGGCTTAAATGTAATTGTGAGATCTCCGACCCATAATAGGGAAATAACACATATAATTGTAAATAATATTGTTTTCATAATTTTCTCTTATTGATTTAACTCTTTGTACCAATAAGGTTTCGGGAACCTATCAGAGAAGAATATCTTATTCACTTTTTCAATATAAACATCAGATGCTTCTGGCCATAAATTCATCAGTTCATCCATGTCATTAACATAAGCGACTAAAATAAAAAATCTGTCATTCTCACCTGTACACCAGTATGGGTATTGAATGGGCCATATTAATGGACGATAATCTCCATCACATTTTTTCTTTTCTACAAAAAATCTTGCTCTAATCATTTTTATATACTTTTACACATAGAACAAAATCTAAACCTTTTGCAATCCACAGCATTCCTGTGATATCTATCTGCGCATGCAGCAAAGAAAGTGCAGTTATGACAATCTCTTTTAAATTTTTTCTTTTTCTTTACTTTAGGATATTTCATTTTTCACTCCTTTCTAATCAGTTATTCGTTAATTGGTAGTTTCATAAAGCACATCCACATAGTCTTGCCATGTCTTCCGGTGGTGTGACCGAACAACGGCTGCCGTCCGATGGCTTTCAATACTTCTTTAACCGTTATCTGGTCTTCATTCCATTTGAAAATGAGAACGCCGTAATTTTCAAGTACTCGAAAGCATTCATCAATTCCTTTTTTTATCACCCTTGGCCAATCTTCGGGAAGTTTACCATACTTCTTGGCCAACCAACTTTCTTTACCCACATTTAAAAGATGGGGCGGATCAAAGACTACCAGTTTAAAAGATTCATTTAGGAATGGCATATTGGTAAAATCAGATACAATATCCGGATGAACTTTCAGACTTCGACCGTCGCAAAGAGTATGCTCTTCATCTCTGATGTCAGTAAATAAGACCAAAGGGTTTTCTTTATCAAACCAAAACATCCTACTGCCGCAACAGGCATCTAATATGATTTTTGCTTCACTCATTTTATTTTTGTTTTACCTCCTTCCACTCACTTTCTATAATCACATGTTCACACTTATTACACCTATGCAAATAAGTTGGGAATGGTGCCGTTGTATAGTCCTCAACAGCTATTTCTATACTGCCACATTCCGGACATTCTATCTTTACCTCTTTGATACCGGGATAATCCCAAAAGGATAATTTGCCTTTCACGTCCTTAATTGGATTTTCGTAGAGAATAGGGTTAGCTAGTACCCAGTTATAAACTCCTTTCTCTGCCCAGATGGAAGGATGGTTTTGTACACAGTCTATTATCTCGACGCTTCCGATTATGGAGCCTGTACAAAAACTAAAATCTTTCCACTCTTTGTTTTCCGGTAATGCCAATAACTGCTCATTGGTAAGTATTGAATCATAGAAATTATCATAATTCAAAGGTTTACCGCTTGAATGAATCAGTAACCTCTGCCCTAAGTATTTCTTAGGGCAGCTCCAAGTACGGTTCTCAATGTCTTTAATACCATGGACTATCAAAGAGGCCCACGGCTGTTTTATGGTTATTGCTTTCATTTTTTATTGTTGTTCTTTAATATCTCATCAAAAGACGGAATAGGAAGCCATGCCAACACGATACTGTTTCCGTGAATCCATCTTTCCTTTGTATCTAAATTGCTGCTTCTACGAAACTTTTCTTTTTGAATATATGGTACGCCATAACGCATTGTCAAAACGAAAACTTTTTGTTCTTCTTCCGGCAACCGTTCCTTAACGCTTATCCAAGGCGATTGCTTTGACTGCCACTCTGCACCACATTGAAAATCTTCCATACTATCAGCATGACGTGAAACGTAGGTATCCGCGTCAACTTCTTTCAGAACGTCTTTTCTGAACTTCGTTTTATTAGTAGCATAATCGTATGCCGCTTCTTCTACTGTCTGTTTCATATCTTTTTCGGATTTGAATTAATAATTTGGAATTAGTTGATAGGAGATGCGGTTTCGGTAAGGTTGTCTAAATCTCTCAAGAAAACTACTACATCTTGGATAACGGGTACTCCATTCAAAGCCGAAGTGGTCAGATTGATACTATAAATATCAATACTTGGATATTTATCGGTAAGTAGCTTATTTAGTAGCGCAATAGATTTGTCATTGTAGATAACCATCCTATCTTCTATCTCAAAACCTAACCGAGACAAGTATTCTTCTTTCTTTTCTTCTCCTGCCTTTGAAACACGGGAAGCGAAAACCATTCCACTCAATGAGATTTTTGCAACGTATTCTCCAAAATAAAAGTCACTAACATGCCCAAATCCATATTCAGTCCACCAATTTCTAAATGATGATACCATAATTTTCAAACGTTCTCTAACATCTTCGTTTGAAACCTTCTCCCCAAGCTGATGACGTAATTTTCGATTTTCATCATTCAATGAGCGGATTTGTTCAGTTAATTTCTTTTGTTTCTCTGCAAGTACACCTTCATATCCCATTCGGGTAAGAAACCTATTCACATTGTGGTCTGTCAGAGAAAGGATGTTTTCTTTCATTCCTTCGGTGAGCTGCCCTTTTTCGAGCATCGTTATAGCCAATCCTAAATTTTGCTGAATTTCTTTATATTGCTTTTTCAATTCAGTTATCAGTTCTCCGTTAGAATCTTCTACAATAGCTGGCTTATCTTGCCTGTTAAAATCAAGCTGTCTTTCTTTCATTTCTTAATCAGTTATTAGTTAATTGGCAGTTTCATAAAGCACATCCATATTGTCTTGCTCTGTCTTCCAGTGGTATGCCCAAATAGAGGTTTAAACGGGATGGCAGACAAAACTTCCGAGGATTTAATCTCACTTTCATTCCATTTGAATACAAGAGTGCCGTAAGGCTTCAAGACGCGCATACACTCAGTAAATCCATCGTGTATGAGTGACTGCCAGTCTTTCGGCAGTTTTCCGTACTTTTTAGCCATCCATGAGGTTGCACCAAGTGTTTTCAGGTGCGGTGGGTCGAACACCACCATGTAGAAAGAATTGTCTTCAAATGGAAGGTTGGTGAAATCGGCTATTACATCCGGCTTTATTTCTATGATTCTTGTCTTACCCCTGTCCTTGGCCGTAAGTGTTTCCGAACGTTTGTCAACAAATAAGGCAAGAGGATTATATTTGTCAAACCAAAACATTCTACTGCCACAACAGGCATCTAATATAAGTTTTCCATTTTCCATTAAGCTATTTCTTTTGATTTCTTCAATCTCAACTTTCTCAATACTTTGCAAAGTGCTTCAGTATTTTTTCTCGCTTGTGTAACCTCCACCGCATTCCCGATAAATTTCTTTTGGTCAGCTTGTGTGCCTATTAAAACATAATCTTCAGGGAATCCCATAATCTTTTTGAGTTCCGGAATGCGAAGCATCCGCATTTTAATATCCACTATGCCATACAGTGCCATGAACTCCTTTATCTTCACGGTCATAGGACTATCATTGTCGTAGATTTCAATCGCTACCTGACCGCTTTCTGTTGCTACCAGATAGGGCGGCATCTTATCCATGCGGGCTATTAATGTGAAGCAGGGGCTATCAACAGAGCCGCCAGCACTGTTGAACTGTGGATTCATCAGATAGTGCCATTTCCTGTTTGCGGTAATGGTCTGGGAGGGTTCCTCTATACTGCTACCTACATTTGAGAATGCAGTATTCATTATCCACGGCTGGCATGTTACCAAGTTTTGTTTCGGTGTTGTGGTAACAGCGGGGCATGGCGAGTTTATATCAGACACCTGACCACCTCCAGAATATTGATTCATAAAAAATGGAGATACAAGGGAAAGTCTGTCTTTAGTCAGAAGTGTAGGACAAGGCTGATTAATATCCTTTCCTGTATCCTTAAAGTTATAAGAACACATAAATCGGCTTTCAATTAAAGCCATCCTGTCCTTCGTTGTGACCGTAGGTGCAGGAAGTTCCACCGAATGATTATGCCCGTTCCCATAGTAAGCCGATACAAAAACGTGGTGGTCTTTACAAGTGATTGCTCCAGCCGGTTCTTCCACTGATACGTTCTTGCTGTCGGGGTGTCCGCTGAACTGTTTGGAGAGGAAACTTACCTGTACCTTTGCAAAGCGGTTTTCAGTAGTCAACACTCCGCATGGTTCATCAACTGATTTGCATGTGTCTTGAGGGCGAACCGTATTGTAACGGGAAAGGAAAGCATCCTTTCCTCCGGCTACAAACTTGATAAGTCCAGCATAGATACGTTCAAGCGTTTTCTCTGCAAGAGGCTTTTCCCTGAAGATGGTAGTTCCTTCATCAGAGAAATCAAGCACATCTTTTACCGGCTTCCACTTCTCCAGCCGCGAGAACATATCTTGCCTACCACCTTTACAGTGGGTCGGTTCAGGGAATACTATCGGCAAGTTCTTTTTAGCAAAGATGCCGAAGAAGCGTTTTCTTGTGGTGTAGGCACCGAAGTCGGCAGCATTTAAGATGCGGTGCTCAAAGTTGTAACCGTACTTCTTGACATTGCGCACCCACTTTTGATAAAGCCGGCCTTTGTCCATGCTGATAGGTTTCCCATTCTCATCCATATCTCCCCATGACATAAACTCTTCTACATTTTCAATCTGAATGTAGTCAGGGTCTATAACATCAATATAACGGAAGAGATGTTCTGCCAACGTTCGGCTGTCGGCATCTCTCGGCTGACCGCCTTTGGCTTTCGAGAAGTTGGTACACTCCAAAGAAGCATGAAGCATTATCATGGCATCAGGGTATAGCTGACGGATACGTTCTACAATAGTGCTTATCGGGGAAAGTTCCAGTGTACGGATATCCTCAATAAAGTGAAGTGCATCAGGGATATTGGCATCATGTGAAAGGATGGCATTCTTGTCATGGTTCACACAGCAAACAACCTTTCCACATCTATTTCCATCCAATCGTGCTTCTTCCACACCTTCGGACAAACCGCCGGCGCCACAAAAGAGATCAATAACAAATAGTTCTATATCGGACAGACCTTCAATGGATTTTAAGATATTTTTCTGCGATTTCATAACTTCTCCTTTTTAAACAGGTGGCTGAACGCATTATCCAAATCCAAGTCTAGATTCAGTTTGGACGGGAAAGATTTAATGTATTCGTACATCTTATAAGCGAGGTTGTCATCATCACCGCACCTATCAATCAGTGTGAGCAACATGGCGTTCACCATGTCAGAATCATTGCCGAAGTTTTCCTGAGTGGATTCGCTGCAATGATTCACATCACTTTTCAATCTCTTTATCGCGGCTATGGCTGTGTTGAAGTTTCTTTTTGAATCGTGTCTGAGTTCAAAGCCTTCTTTCTTATATTGCTGCTGCATTTCTAGAAGGTTGGTTTCTAAAACGTCCGTGAGGACAAATACGATCTTGGTTATCGTATTCAGTTTGTCTGTTCCTTGCATAATCGTGTATTCTTATTTCTAATTCGAATGAATCCCCTTCGTTCTGTTTCTTCTAACAGTGGAAAGTCTTCATTCTTGATTTCACATTCTGTTTCGTAGTTCACGGAAGTATAACTTGGGATATTGAACTTTTTCCGGATTCTTACGATAACATCCGGATTTCTTGTTACCCAGTAAACGGTTATTCTCATGGTGATATCAGCATTTTTCTAGCTTCCTCATCTCCTGCATCAGCACGGTGCTTGATTTCAATGTACTCAGCATAAGAGATTCTGTTATCTCCACGCTCCTCTATCTCTTTTTCACGTTGGTTTCTGTATCGTTCACGCTCTTTCCGTTCAATATCTTTCCGACGTTCAGAAACGTAGTCCAGCATCGCACTTGTTATTTTCAATGGATCTATTGAACCGTAGAACCGCCCATACTTCCCTGACTTAAACCGTGCTATGAAAAAACAGATTTCAGCGGCATTTATATAATAATACTCCGAAAGGAATATCTCCGATAGTTCAGAAAGTTGCTCTTTCGCTATCTTGGTTGAAACTTCTGCAAAGTCATTCAATGAACCAAATTGTATCTTTAGCCATTCTATCGGTGTTTCATCCCCATAAGTAGAAGACAATAGCCCTAAACTCGGAATGCTGTCATTCAACGCCAGTTCTGAATGGGTTGCATTACATCTGACAAGTTTGAACTGCAAATCAGGGTTGTAATCAAGAATGAATTGTGCAGGATCGGGATATTTATTCAATAACGCCCTCTGCTTCAAGTTCCTTTCTCTTTTTTGCGGCAGCTTCTCTAACGGTTGTAGCGACTGCAAGAACTGAATCACGTTTTCGCTGCTCGCTATCCTGTTGATTTTTACTAAGTCTTGTCCCATTATAGTTTCCTTCCAATATTTTAGTAAAGTTTGCTTGTTTGAAAATCCAATCAAAGTCGCATTTCCAATTGCGGTCATTAGCTCCAAGTAAGAACGGGGATTGAAGAATGAGATTGAAAACACTCCTCACTGACTCTTTCCCATATTGGGCTATCCGGGCTTTTACAGCCTTTTTTCTCACATCAGTCATTGATCTTATCTGCTGGAGTCTGTCTTTGAATGTGGTATTATAGTATTCCATCAATCCGCTGTAATCAATCTTTTCAGAGGGGGAGGGCGAAGAAAGCTTGTCTTTCTTTGATACTCCGTCAGGAGTATTTTCTTTCTTTTGATGTAGAGATATATCTATATACTCTCTTTCTTCTTTCTTTGTATTTGTGCCCTCTGTGTGCCCTGATTTTTGTAAAAGTTCGGATTGCGGTAGATTGTTGTTCATGGGCTGTGCCCCAAGTTGTGCCCTTAGTTGTGCCCATTCCTGTCTTAATTCATTGATTTCCTTTTCAATACCTGTGTCCTTACTTGTGCCCTTGGTTGTGCCCATTGGATTATATTCTTCATATTTACATAAGGTTATAAGGTTCATTCCTTGATTGCACTCAACAGTTATCATACCTTTCTTTCTAAGATGCACAAGAAAGGAACGCACCTTCTTTTCAGACCATTTCCAACGCTGTGACAGAAATCTTATGGATGCAGGATATTGACCTCTTGAATAAGAGATTTCTCGACCTCCGATACTCTCCTTTCGGGGCGTTGCCTCAAATCGTGCAGACTGAATTAAATCTAACCACGCTTCGCAACTGCTAAAAGTACGGGCTTCATTCCACATTTCATTCGAGAAAAACCTGCGGCTTAGCCTCAAAAATCCTTCGTCCATAGTCTTAGAATCTCACGTTAGTTAATTGCCTTCCGTTAGAAAATACAGCCCACTTACCATTACCGCTATCAAACAATCGTAAATCCGACACCTCTCCGAAACGTTTGATGTTACCGCATAAATCCACAATCCATCCACATTCTTTAGAAGGATGCGGGCGGATGGCACGACCGACTATCTGATACCACATGGCAAGTGACATTGTAGGACGTGCCATAACGACCGTATCAAGTTCCGGATAGTCAAAGCCAGTCGTAAGTACACCCACATTAGCTACTACCGGGATTTCACCAGCTTTGAACGCCTCAAGAATATGTTCACGTTCTTTCTTAGGAGTATCACCTGAAACGATAGCGCAACCGGGTATTGACATCGTTAACCGTTCCGCTTCTTTCAAAAAACGGGTAAAGACCAAAATACCCTTCCGTTTTCCTCCGGCTTTGGGATTCATCAGCCTTTGGACGATATGAACGAGATAACCGTAGAAGTCTATCCGTTCATATTCTTTTTGAACTGACCTATCCGTATAGTCGGCACCAGTAGTATTTACTTTCAAGTTAAGTTCATTCCACCCTGAAGGATTCATTGAATAGTAATCCAACTTCGCCAAGTAGCCCATATCTAATAGGGTTGATACCTGTACATGATAAATGACCTCTGAAAAGACATGAGGTTTTGTCCGAGTGATAAATTTCAGCATGGAGCCGAAATCACGGCTGGAGCTTAAACGGTATGGCGTTGCTGTCAGTCCAAGAACCTTACACTTCACTGCATCAAAAAAATCCTTGTACATTCCCTCTTTGGGGTTTACAAGATGACATTCATCCACAATGATGTTCTTGAAGTGGGTGAACAGTTCGGGATGATTCTTCACACTGCCGATGGTGGCGAATGTTATCCGGCTTATTTCTTTAGAGTTGAAAGAAGCTGAATAAATGCTGCAATCAAGAATACCGTATGAGCAGAGTTTCTTAAAGTTCTGTTCGAGTATTTCCTTCGAGGGCTGGAACACCAATGTATGACCGTCAAGCCTTGCAGCTATATCCGCTATGATAAGCGACTTTCCGCTGCCCGTAGGTAACACCATAATGGCATTTGTTTTCTTCGCCTTGTTATTGAAGAAAGAAACGGCAGCATCAGAGGCTTTCTGTTGGTAATCACGTAGTTTGTACATATCTATCTTCTGATTTAATGATAAAAGGGGAATCCTCACTAAGTTTGGAAAGAAATGTCCGGATTATATAAGCCTGTTCCTTACTTAATCCAACCGGAGAGAATGAACCATCATCATTCTTGATCATCATGACAAATGTTCCTGCTTCCAAATCATTCATAACCCTTTCTCCTTTCGTAACTTCTTATTAAGTGCTTTGTAATACTTGATTAGCTGTTCGTACTCAAAATCAGTCATTTTGGAAGTACCATCAGCTTTCACTTTCAGCAAGTCAAATTTCTGTTGCCCGATTTTGGCTATCAGATTCACCCGATAGTCTTCCAAATGATCGGCTTTGAACCTGTTGCAGTTGTGCATGGCATAGCCGTTAGCAATGAAAGTACGCGTATCCGTTTCCATCACGACAATCTCCTCTTTACCTATATATTTGATACCTTTCACTTTGGTATCATATTGAGATTTTAGTTTGCCAAGTTTTTCAATATCCACCTTTTCAATTTTATGCGGACGAACACGCATTAAAAATTGGAGCTTCTCTATGTTTGTACCTGTTATAAGAAATTGCCAAGATTGATACGTTTTTTTAAACGTGCCACGCCTATTTGAATCTTCCATCATCTGCCGACAAGTTTTATTATTTCCTGTGAACTTTTCAAGTAAGCGTTTTATTTCAGAGCAAATATCCATGTACTTCTCACATTGGGCTATACCGACACGAAAACCATAGCGTTTCGTCCCATCTGGATTAGAAATATTCTGTTGACAAATATGTCCGTCAGCATCAATCATTCCCGCAATCCATCCGCTTTCATAGGATTTTTCTTGTTGTATTACTTGAAATGGTTTACAGACAATGGTCGTAGTCCTATCTGTATGAGGTCCGGTCTTGTGCTTCCCATGAAGATTTACGCCATTAACCCACATTTCTTGTGTTTCAATCCATGTGTATGAAGTTCCTTGTCTTGCCCTTGCGAGCCATTTATGGTTAGCAGTTGTCTTCATTTTATCTCCATTCTCTAACTCTACCTCATACACATCTTGAATATCACGTTCTATGTGTGTAACCCTTCCAACCCTATATCTTCGTGAAGTTTTATAAATTACTTCTTCGTCAAAAGCAAATATTTCTTCACCAACACTAATTTCACCAAGCTGTTTCCATATAAAATCTTTCATTAAGACGAGAGAATCCGGTGTTAAACAGTGCCGGCATTCGGCATGGCAATTGTTCTCATCAAACCGTGTTGCCAAATGTGTACGACTGAAATAGTGCCCGCAGTCGGCTTGCACGAATGGTTTTATCTGTCCACATGATATACATCGGAAGAATCCGTTTGGCATACAATCACGAAGCCGGATAAAAAGGGAAAACTCCTTGTCGAGCTTAGCTTTCAAATCCGGCTTCTTCTTTACTGTTATCCCTGCTTTATCAAATAAAGGCATAGGTTTTTCTTTCTTCTTTGGTTTTCGTTTTATGTAGTATGGCATTATTTTATATATTTGCGGGTGTAATATTTGTATTCACTCTAAAATCATATTTATATGAAGAACTATCGTATTATTTTCACTCATCATGGTAATGAGTATTCCTTTACAAAGGCGATAAGTGCCAATTTATCACAGTATAATTTTGAAGTAGCATATAGAACTGAAATCAGAACTTATATGACAAATCATGGATTAAATGGGAATTATGAAGTTGTTGGTGTCATAGAAATATGAAAAGTAACTATTAGTAAATAAGAGGATGTTTTTATCATTAAGCATCCTCTTGTTATGTGGTGGTATCGGCAGGATTCGAACCTGCATGAGCTTTCTGCTTTGAGTAACCCTTCCGGCTGGGTAAAGCTCCAGTACTCGTCGTGCGTCTACCAATTCCGCCACGATACCAGATGCCCGTCTTTCCGGGCTGTCAATTATACTTCGATGATTACGATGTCAGGTGCAACACCTTTGATTGCTTCAATCTGTTCGTCAATCACCTTGTTTTTGTATTCCTCAATGGTTTCATTCGCACCAGCAGAAACCAAAGAAAGTGAAACATCACGACCATCTACATCAGCATAAATTTCAACTTCGATTTCCTCACAAGCAAAGCCTTTGAAAAGAGGAATATTCAGTTTGAAGGATTTCGGAAGATTAGAATCAACCACCTGAGAATAATTATCCGTCTTGCTGCCGTTTTCCTCTTTGCTGCGCTCGATGTCTTGGTTAACCTTTGCTTTGAAATTCTTCAAAGTGGAAACCAGCATCATGTTTTCTGATTTATCCTTGAAGAAAGCACGGTGCATCTTGAAGAACTGGGATAGCTTGACAGGTTCCCATTTCTTATCCGTGTTAATGCCAAATTCCTGCATTTCTTTTGAAGCCTGTAAAATACCACTGATTCCAGTCTGATAGTAGTTGGTTTCATCAATAGTTAATGCCAACCCCATCTTATCACGGTTTACGATGATATTGGTCGATTTCTGATTAATCAGTTCGACACGCTTTTCCAACCATCTGAGAGGTGCATCTATCGTTCCACTGATAACTACTCGCTCCGGTTCTTTCGGGTCAAGTGCTACCGGTGCTTCGCCTTCTCTTAATACTACTTCAATAGGTTTGCCGTTGTAATCTTTAGGCACAACCAAGTTGATTTTGTTTTCGCTCATGATTCTGTTCCTGTTTTACGGTTAATACTGAATACTGTCTTTTGCATCTCCTGTGGCATAATGGGACGGCTATAAACCAGTTCGCCCAGCTTGTTGTAGAATCCTGCCATCTTTTCCTCGTGATAGAGGATTTTGGCACATTCTTCATTTTCTACAAACTCAGAACCTCTCTTAATGTGGTCCAAAAGTTCCTGCTTTTCTTCGTTCAAAGGTTTCAGACGTTCTTTGAACTCGTCCATAGCCTCTTTCTTTTCTATCTCAATATCATTGATGGTGATTGATACTTCAGCTAATGTTTCTTTCTTTTGCGCCAATTCTTCGGGTGTGAATCGGTGAGTATAACCGATTTTCTCCACTGCATCGGCATTGTCCTGAAGAAACTGCCATCGTTCCTGTTCAGGAATGTCTTGTCCTAAAAATTTGTCCATATTATCTATAACTTATTTTGCCAAACTCATTGTAAACCTTTCTTGCAGTACCCATAGTATTATAAACTGGAATATAGCTTCTTTGAGAGGCTTTCTCTATTTGGTGAATACCGCTGGATTTAGGGTTGATTGATTTTTCAGGATGAAAGAATCTTGCTACATCTTGGGGAAATTTTCTTTTCTTCATAATCTCAATTTTTAAATAAATTCATTATTACGTTCAATTTCTTGTTGTGCGTAGATAAGCATCTGTTGTTCGTTAGCGGCAGGTAAGTAAATGCCAGCTACTGATGCCGACCAATTTCGGAAACGGTCAATACTCAAAGTCATTTCACCTGTTGTCAGCTCGGCAGAACTGCGCAAATAGGTTACTTCATTGCCTTTCTTGTTGACCATCTTACGTTCAAACAAATCACGGTTGCAAGTCCTCTTATAAAAATCAATTTTTGCTTCGTCGAGACTGCAACCGTACTCACTACCGAAATACCCTAAAAGAAGATGCAAGTAGCTGTTTTGGGCAAGCGTACGGTTAGGTAGTTTCTTTTTCACTTCCACCACCGCACGTTCACTAAACAGCTTGTTTACATACTCCTTGAACTTGGGTATTTCATAATGATTTGATAAATTAAATATCATTTTTCTTTTTCCAAATATAGCCACCAGCCGTTTTCCTTTTGCCGAGCGTACAAGCATTGATACTTGATGCAGCAACTTGTGTTTCAAGAGAAGCCACTTTTGCACTTTCAAATTCAGCTATATAATTCATTTGTAATCCCAATTGCACAACTGGAATTGAATGAGTTATAGACATCTTTCTTTTAGAAAAACTTGAATGCTTTTTATTATACATTGGATGTTTTTCCCCTTTTCGGCTCATTGACATTCGTTTTTTAGTTTCTGCATTGATAACTTTACCTTTAGCAGATTTACTAAAACGGCTTTTAGTAATAGGATTATTATTGTTTTCCGTGCGAGTTACCCACCTTAAATTACAAACATTATTATCCGTTCTAATTCCATTAATGTGGTCTACCTCTGGTTTATTAAATGGATTGGGGATAAAAGTTTCTGCAACAATTCGATGTAACAGTCTTTTATCTTTTCTCAAAGTAACATAAACATATCCGTTCTTTACTCCAACATTTGGAGTAAGCACCTTATTAGGATTCCGAACTTTACCTGTATTAGAAACTTGATAATATCCATTATACCCTTTTACTGTTTTCCAAATCTCTTCCATATCATTCTTCAAGTCGAACAGCATACGCTAAAAAGGTAAATCGTCCTTTACATTGCCATTAGCATCAACCGGAGGCGGAAAGTTCTGCGGCTGTTGCTGATAGGTCGGTTGTGGCGCTGGCTGTTGTACCGATGTTGTTTGTTGGGATTGAGATACACCGCCACGCGCATCTATTTTGTAGCACCGAATAGATGCCATACGTTTGAGTTCTCCGTCTTGATTCGTCCAAGAACGTCCTTGTAAAACAAATGATACAGTAACAACATCACCCTGATTAAAGCGGTCAAGTTCTGCACACTTATCGCCTGAAAACTCTAAGGGAATAACATTCTCATACTCGCTACGCTCTCCCGTATAAGGGTCGTAAGTGGTAGCATCTAAAATGAACTCCCGTTTTGTAAACGAGGAACCACCGTTTTTGGATGGTATTTGAACAGTTTGTCCGATTTCGATTATCCGTCCGGTTATTTGGTTTGCCATTAATTTTCTCCTCCAAATATCTTTTTATCGGTTATAAGTTTTCTGTTTTCTTCCAAAAACCGGATAAATTCCTCACAATGATTAGTAAGAATAGGAATATCACGTTCAGGATTGAAAACGTATG